TGAGATGAATGGAAAATTTACACCCTCTCCTTTTGCCGAAATAGATAATGTAATGAACGCCCGATGGAATCAAATCACTATCGCCGTAGAGGGACGTTCCATTGATTTGTACTTGAACTCTCAACATGCCACCTCGCTAATACTTGAAAATCTAACATGGACGAATCCTACCGGCATGCTTCTTGAAACCGCTCCGGATTTTTGGGGACAAGCGGGTATGATACAGGCCTGGCCTCGCCGACTCACAGAAAGAGAGATTATTGAAAATTACAAACATGTAACCGATTTACGAGGTAAGCCAAATATCCCGGACGGACAGCCTACATTCAAAAGTATGTGGCACGAACTCTACAAATTGATGTGCCACGCAGGATTTTGCCCGACAAACCCTAAACCTGGACATAGCGGTCTGGAATATGTGGATTACGAATATGCGTGAAGATTTTAACAATCTAGTTTAGAAGAAGTATGAACGCTGCCAGACAGTTTTATGCTCAGAACTCGCAATTAGTACAGAATATAATCTATTTGCTAGTTCTCTATGTAATCATCTACCTTGTTTACACCTACTTGACCGCCGGTGCCGAACTTGAGCGCTATGTAATTCAGGTAAATATCACTAATAGCCAGTTTGGAGTACCAGGTAACGCTGCTAGTTCCGGTGCGCCCGCAGGCTCAAATCTTGCGAATAATACACAATTTTGTATTAACTACGACGACACCGTTAAGAATGATACAACAGTTCACAATCCTTTAGTACGTATTGTTGAAGGCGGTGAGTTCACAATCAGTTGGTGGATGTACATCAGCACATGGGATGCTGGAACATCCGGTGTCATCAAACCTGTTCTCACCATCACCGATCCTCAGGTCACAAGTGGCACTGCTGGAAACCCTGCTTACTTGATGGTTGCTTTCCTCTACCCTTCCACCAACATGCTCGGTATCCGTTTCACAACACGTAATGTTGACAGCAATGAACTTACATTCTTAAGCAACTTGACCGGCAATGCTATGAATGCCTCCACTGCCATCCAGACATTTGGTAACTTGACCAGCACTCCAGTATGTGATATTAATGACGTAGATATGCAGCGCTGGATTAACTTCACCTGCGTAGTCAGTGGTCGTATATTGGATGTATACTACGATGGCAAACTCAACCGCTCTTGCGTTCTTCCGGGCAACGTTCTCGGTTCCGCACCAGGCAGCGGTAATCAGTATGTCCGCACCTCTGTAAACGGCGGTTTCAACGGTTACCTCAACGGTGTATTCTTCTCCGCTGCTGCTCTAACCCCGGACCGTATCTACGGTCTCTACCAGTCTGGACCACAGGGTACTACAAGCATTGTTCGTGCTCTCTTCAACCAATTTGGTATTCACTTAGATTACCGTGGTGGCGGCAATTTTAGCCAGTACTTATAAATCTAACATTTTAGGGATTCTCCATTTATAAAACCAGTTATAAATAGAGGAAATGGATTCTGTGACCGGATTTTTATCAGGCGATGGCTTAATTCCACAACTTGCGATTGTTATTCTAACGATGATTGGATTACAGGTTGTAATGGGTCTTATTGAACAGGTAAATTCGTTCTTAACCAAGTTGGACCGTCAGGCCGTTGTACTTTTTGATAATAGTACCGCTATGTCTGTAAGTATTCCACAGGGCCCTAATACCGGCTTACCTGTTCTTTACAACAGTCGCGACGAACAGCAGGGTTCCGCATTCTCATACTCAATGTTCATCTTTATCCACCCCGATACATTTGAGGTACAGAACCCTGTAACCGACCAGTGTGGTAATACAACAGGACCCGGTTCTGCTAAAGGAAACTCAACAGTAAAACTCAAGCATATCTTCCACAAGGGAAGTGATGTCGGTTTCCCGAATCTCGCCCCCGCCGTCTTTGTTGAAAGCAAGGCAAACAACCTCCGTATCTACATGAATACTATTAACAGCTGGGATAACTATGTAACTGTATCAAACATTCCAGTTGGTAAGTGGTTCCACCTTGTCATCTTACTCAAGGGTGTCAATCTTGACGTTTATGTCAACGGTAACATCGCTGTTCGTATGAAATTGGCTACTGTACCTCGTCTCAACTCAGGTGGTGTATATGTAATGAAAAACATGTACTTCCCTGACCAGACCGGTTACGATCCTACACTCTTCTCCGACTACACAGTTGTTGGACCAATGAAGGGTATGGTAAGCCGTCTCAAGTACTTTGCCTACGCCCTCAACTACTCCCACATTGATGCCTTGTATCGTGAACGTGCCAATACCAGCTCGGTTGTTGCGCCATCAACCGACCCCAACGCCAATCAGCCACCCTACTTCTGGGACGACTGGTGGGTCAATAAATATTAAACAATCGGTATATGTTGATTGTTTACAAAATGGTTTTTCAATGCGTAATACAAACGCATAGAAAGAGCAATAAAATCCAGGACAAGAATGGGTCCATAATTAATAAGGAGCGCATCGTTATAATTAAGGATTGCGTAAGCGAAGGCAAATGTTGTTGCGATTAGGATGACCACCTTTTCTGGAACATTCCAAATATTCGCATTTTTATTTTAATAGTTCGCATATAATTCAGGTATGTAGCATATAATATATAATATTGATGCTACATTCATAAGATATTCATACTCCATTAATTTCTTAAACTCGGTTTTATAATAAACGTTATAATCAATTTTGAACTTAACGAGCAAACTTGAGACCACCCAAGCCGCTGCTTATCTCCAAGAAATTCAATGTCTCCACAAACGTGTAAAGATTGTATGTATAACCGGCTAAGTAAGGAATTGGCGCTACATCAACATCCATTTCCAGACGGTCAATACGACTTGTATTAAGTGTGCCAGATGGCTGTTCAACCGATGATCCATTAAGTGAGAAACTATAAACACTGATTGGCCACATCTCGTACTGAGACGCTTCACCCAACGCAACGACCGCTGTAGAGCCTCCACTCATATAACGGAATGGAACGTATTTACTAAAATAATCGCTATCCTGGCTGTCAAACAATGGATTACCGTTCGCCGTAATGAAAACGTTGAGAAGAATCTCACGCTGTAAACCGGCCAAATTGATGCCTGAGCGTCCTATTGGGGCACTGATGGCGCCAGGATATGGTACAGGTGAAAAGTAGGGCTGGATTCCTAACGAATTTGCGTTGATACATACCGAGTTTGGGTAGGAATAGTACGGTGTTGGAGTTACGAAGGGACGATTTGTACCCAGCGTATACATCCAGTTTGTGAGATTTATGTTTTGATTTCTATATGTGAGAGCGTCGCTGCGCCGCGCGAAATAGACTAGACGTGTCGCCACATTATGTACATCTAACCTGTACGTATTCCTCGTCGTTATACCGTAAAAGGTGAATAGTTGGACTTGGCGAATATTATAGCGGAGGGTCTTACTCGTAAACATCAAACGAACATCGTCTTGTAAAAATGTATACGTCGCTTCCAGCGTGGCATTGAGAGGCCAGCCGTCCAGCAACGGCACCGCACCACTGATATCGGTCAAAAAATATTTCATTGAACCGCTTAAGTCGGTACTTCCTCCATATAAATCGGTGAGACTGAGAGGAATGTTTCCGTACAACTTTTGATTCCATATCTGTGTGTATAAGTCGGTAGAGGTTCCGTTAGGTAAATAATTGGGCGCAAGAGTTTGAACTCCTGGACGTACCCTGGCTCCTGACAAATCAAGTACGGTGTATAAATCGCGAATGGGTCTTAATTGAATCGTCACCTCGCTGTCGTGATACTGTAGAGCAACAAGGGGCAGGGCATTTTCTGGGAAATCGCTGAACCATAGACCCAACGGAATGCGTAGGATGCGACCTGGGATGGATGGTGCGTTGTTTTGCGTTGGGACTGGATTGTATTCAGTTCCTCGCCAACTGATGACATTTGGATAACCTTGTCCAGGAGGAACAGTTGGATCTGCGTACACACCATTTGCGGGGTCAAAACATTCTGGAACATCGCCAACCATCACTCGCCATTTTGAATAATCGTCGCTATCAAAATCCAGGGCTGCGCGGGCCGAAATCCAGTCGCTGGTGAACTGCTGTATAATCTGTCCACCAATCGTAAAAGTAATGGTATCAATCATTCGTACACCGATTTGCCGGACCCAGGCGAATTCGTAGGCTCTGTCCACAGTGAATTCTTGATTGCCGTTGGCGTCTAGAATTGGATTTCCATACTGGTCAACCGCCGGTCTCAAATACGCCTTACTGAAAATATCGGGCAAAGTGATACGTAATGTCAAATCGCTCAGGAGGTCGCCTTGACGGGGTATCTTTGTTTTGAGCAGAATCGGCGCATCGGTGAGCAG